TGTGGTTCTGGTGGTATATCAAAATTATGATTAGGATACTTTGCTTGTAACTTTTTCTTTAATTTATCTATACCACTAAATCCCGCTTGTTCTAAAGCCATTCTGGAGGACAATCTGTATCTCCCCAGGCAGTCCAACCACAACCATCATTGTCTTTGTAGTTACTACAACTCCAACTAGGTATCTTTGAGAATCTAGGGTCGGATGCTTTCTTCTCTCTATTGTCCTCAATGTAATCAGACTTACCACATTGTGGGCAGTTTTGTGTTAGGTCCTTAACCTCTCCAAATACATCTTCTATTAAATCTGTATCAGTTTTGTTTGACTCTACTTCTTGTTCAAACAGGTCTAAGAACGCACTCATGTCATCATTAGTCCAGGACTCAACATCTTTCGACAATCCTGATTTCTTAAATGCTTCTCGCTTGTAGTGTTGTGCTACACTTTTGTCTAACTCGAAGCCATCTATAAGCATATTCATCTGGTCTGCTTTTACAGTAGATGGTTTGTCTTGTATAGATTCAGCAAAATCTTTCTTTGCTTTTTCTAATACTTCTATGTCCTCTTTGTCTGTTGTCATCTTTGGTTTGTCTACTTTGACATCAGCAACAGGTTTGTTACCAACTTTAGACATCTCTTGTTTACTTGGTCTAGGAGCTTTTGCACCTTGATATTTCCAGTTAGCTAACGCTCTACCAATAGCAGAAGTTTCGCAGTTTTCCATCCACGCATCAGCATTAGCGAATCCACCTTGTCCTTTAGTTTCTTGTGCTATACCAGTTGCAACTGGTCTTGCATCTTCTTCTTGTTTAAAGACAGATGCTTGTATGGTTACACATTGTCCATCTGGTGTGATGTGTAAGATTTCTGTTTCTATTCTTCCCTCTGGATTGTCATTCCAGAATACTTTTAATCTATCTTCTACTGTTTCGTAATTGTCTAAATTAAATTTAGCCATTTATTCCTCCTCGTTCTTGAAATCCCTATTTCTAAGGACATCATATACTGTTTGTCTTGTCACATTTAAAATGGATGCAATCTTTATTGCACTAAATCCATGTTTCCTTGCATGAACTATAATCTCATCTCTGCGTTCTCTTAGTCTTGCTTCTTCTTTTGATTTAAGTTCCATATCTTCTTTAATAATCTTTAATGAATCTTCAATCTCATTAGTTGGTATAGTTTCAGTTTCCATTCTTATACCATTGACATAAGTAATGTCATTAATTTTTTGTAGTGTTGTCAATCTTCCTCCTCATTCTATCTTCTTTAATAATACGATACTCAATATAAATTATGTCAGTTATCCAGTTAGCAAGTACATAAGCACCTACTATATAGATAGGTAGTGACAAAAAAAATGCTAGTATCAATCCATCTATTGTGTCCATTCAATCCTCACTCTCACTAATTTTTTGTTTGATATCTTACCAGTATGTATATCTTCATTCATGGTCCAGGTCCTAAATAGTTTCATAGTACCTGTAAGAGTAGGCAGGTTTCTAGTCTTGTGTTCTTTAACCAACATCTACTCCTCCTCCATCTCTTTGAGTATTTGTATTGTGTTCTCGTTGTGGGATTCTACGAACTCATCCATAAGTTCTGTAACTCTTTGTGGATTAACTTTAGTCATAATTAGAGTTTTTTCTACTCGTTGTCCTCCACACGCATTAGCTAGTTTAATAGCCCACTTCTTTAGTTCTTTAGGCGACTCAAATATATTAGCCATCTTATCTCCTTCTCTATTTCTTTGTTTTGTTTAGGCGGTTTCTAGTTCAACTAACTTGACTAAAAACATACCTGCATGGTCTTTGAGTTCTCTAACCTTGCACAATGCCTCGTGCTTGTTGTCAAACTCATATCGTATTGTGCCTCCATAAACACTTACGCTTATAACCTGGTATCTCATAGCATCTCCTATGTAATCCTTACTTTAATTCTAGTCATGTGTCCTCGTTATGCAAGTCACACTTGACAATTAAAATTCGCATTGTTCTGTTATGTTATGTAACAATAACCACGCTCTATCAGTATTGTTTAAGTCATCCCAATCAACATAACTTTTTTGAGTCACTGAATAGTAATCTACAAAAGATTGAAGTTCTAACTCATGCCAGGCAGAACCTACATTTTCCATAAATTCCCAGTATTCTTCCTCTTTGTAGAACTTATTGTTGTTTCCTGGTTGTCCATTTACTTCTATTGTCCATTGAACTGGTTGCTTTTTTTTAGTTTTTATAGCCATTATTCTTCCTCCTCTTTCATAGAATTAACATATCTGTTATCTGTTCTATCTTCATAGAAAAGTATTGAATTAATATAATCTTCTTCCATTATTCCTCCTATCGCAATCTTTTTTTCTACAATAACTTCTACCTACTGTTCGTTCTTTGCCACTTCTATAATCAAACTCTGTCATACGCATACAACCACAAGTCCAGTCTATTTGATTTACATGAGCCATTATTTTTTCTCCTTATCTTTTATACAATCTACGCAACATACAATTACTTCATCCACTATTACAAAATCTTGTGGATTAGTCTTGCATACAATACATAAACTATTTGTCATCATCCATCCAGTTTTTTGGTCGTTTTTCTACAACTGCAATAGCACTACCTAACTCTATGTGGTCAAGTTGTTTTTTAACTTGGTCAACAACATCAGCAATAATATCATCAGCATATTCTCTAGCTTTATTACCTATCTCTGATTCATCACACACTACTGATAAATCAATAGGTGCTAATGGTCTTAGGTATATTTTTATGCCATAATCTTTTATATTATTCATTATTTTTTCTCCTATTCTGTTTGTTTGTTTGTTTGATTCTGTAAGAATCTAGGAGGACACAAAACTAAAACGAAAATGTCCTCCAGGATGTTTACAGCTTTAGTTGTTCCATCCTCCTTTAATCTCTACTCCATCAATTTCTGCTCGTTTAACGAATGCGGGATAGTCAAAAGTATCTCCTCGTTCTAATCCAAACTCGTCACGATATTTAGATAAGTGTTGTGCAGTAGTTTGCGAATAGCCACCACTCATGAGAACGCATCTGCCATCTTTTACATAGCCGACTATTGTTCCATAACTGTACAGTAGTTCAACTGTGTAGTGGTCCTCGTGGTCTTTGTGCCAGTTTAAGAACCAAACTGTTTTCCTGGACATTGTGCCAGTACTGTTTGTTGGTATGCGTCCTAGTTCTCTAGTTGCTTGTGTTGTCATTAGTTATTCTCCTTTATGTTTGTAATGTCTATCTTACTAGACTCTTGAATTAAAGTGTGCATATTTAGTTAAATATACTTTTAGCTTAATATCTGAACTCCAGTCCCATTCGGTTGTTATACCATGTTGTTTTAGTATGCCGATTAGTAACTTATAAGAAGCGTGTGATTTGCCTCTATGTTGGAGATATATATATTCTCCTTTATGTGATTCAGGTAAACTACCCCACTTGAATGATTCCCTGTTCTCTTTGTATGCCTCGTTATATCCTTGTTTGTCCTGGATATTGTACGCCACATAATGAGAAGCGTTCTCCACATACTTAGAACCTGATAGACATGAACTACAACAATTATACTCAACAGTTTCAGGAGTGAATCCTAGCCATTGTGTAAATTGATTGAGTTCATTGAACGCTTTATCTAACGCACTCAGCAGGTTTTTACGCCTACTGATTGCAGTTCTTTTAGTTAGTTTGTTTGTCATTAGTTATTCTCCTTTTTATGCTCTAGCTCTGTCGTATGTCTTACCTGTGATTGTGTCACCTGGTAAGTAACTGATTAATTTTCTACCTGGTTCTAATCTATCGAATGAAACTAGAACTTCGTAGGTGGTAGTCCTGAATCCTATAATTCCAGGACTAGATTCTAATCCTTTAGTAGTTTCTTTTTTTACATAACCTGCTTTTGTCATGCACTTCATACATTGTACACCGACACCATCAGCTGACTTGTTGGATACAGTTCCTCTTACATCCTTAGGACCGCATAACACATTTTGTGCGAACCAATCCAATTCAACTGACTCATCTAAGAAGTGTGTTACACCAGTTCTAGCGTTGAATATCTTCATTAGTTATTCTCCTTAAACTCAGGGCAAGTTTTACAGTAGAATGAATTTCCATCCGACTGGATTTCTTCTCCCATTGCTAGTTCTCTTTTACACCAGTAACAATTGAATCTTACTTTTAATTTAGCCATTTTAGTTTCTCCTTTTTATTTTATATATGCAGATTAGGATTTTGTACCTGAAGAATTTTCAAAATATTTTGACCTTCTAGGGATAACTGTCCTGTCAATTCCAAACTTGATAAAGTAAGAAATAATTCTTTTTCATAAGCTTTAGAATTTCTGCGTATTCTTTTTAAAAAATCTTTTTTAGAGATTTCTTTTACATTAGAAAATACATGGTTTTTATTAGGTATACGAACACACTGCCCACAACTTTTATTTCTATTGTGTTCTGTCCATCCATTACATTTACAACTAATATACAACTTATTTTGGAAGTTATATACATTTTTTGTAGTCGTTAATAAATTTTCCATTATATCCTTATGTTTGTAAGATTAACCTTACTACATTCCAGGACTATGCAAAGTATTTCTTTTATTTTTTTTCTCAATGTTTACTTGGTTATTTACTGACTCATAAAAAAAACTTTGTCAGGTTGGTTCACAATTTACCTTGATAGATTACTCGGACAATTAAACCTGATACCCATCCACAGTTACAAATTAAAAAGGTACCATATCCCTAGACCTACCATATATTGTGGTGCAGGTAAGGTATACAATATCTAGTGGTACACCATATTGTATATATATATTGGTCTATATAGTAGGGTTTTAGTAGGGTAGGGTTCAATGTTGGGGTGCAACAACTTCGTTGTTTATCCCCTTAGAATATGCTGTTAAAGTGGTACAATATATAGTGGTACTAGATATAGTATGTACTTTATTAAAGGGTTCTTTACAAGTGAGTGTACTATTTGTGAGAGATTATCACTATATAAAACAGTAAAGGTAGGTACAGCTAACCCTGTGTCACTCCCTCCCAACGCAAAATAAGTGTAGTAACAAATAAGTTACTTTATAGGCAGTTGTTTTACCAATCTCAATGGGTAGGTCATGCAACCATTTTCCTTAGCCTCGGAGGTCCTCGCACCTATAACAGTAACTTAAACTTAATTAAATATGTGAAGTAATAGGCTTTTACCCTAGTTACCATGGTCCTGCTAATCCACTTTATTGACTGCCTATTGTCAAGAATCCTTTTCTAAAAGCAGGAAGAATCCTTTGCTTGTTTCCCTACTATACCATGTTTAGATTTAAGTGGTAGTATTTAATAGTAGGGTTTTTGTTTAGTAAGAGTTTCCTCCTTTCGCTTACGCCCAACCACAGAAACCCTACCCCTTTTACTTGCATAGTGGTAATGTATGTTATAATAAAATACAAGAAAGGCAATATAAATCAATCCTTCTGGATTAATATATAGCCCTCCTTTCTTTGTTTGTATAGTACGAGCCTCACGCAAGTGAGGCTTTACTATAGGTGGACATAAGATACCTAAAATAAAAAAATTTTTTTCACTTTAATCAGGGGGACGACTATAGTACTTATACCTGGTAAAGTACCAGGGAATTGTATGAGGATACAATTTTGTGATAAGAAAGAAAGGCAATTCATCTTTAAAAAGTAAACAAAGTTATGTGGTGTAACAGTGTAACTGATGGAATGTTTTTGTGACTTGTCATGTTTTTCATTACAGTAAATGGACAGACTGTACGACAGAACCTCCCTTTGGGGAGGTTTTGTGATATAGTTACACTATGAAATATAAAGTAAAAAAGAAAAAAGTTTCTAAAGGAAAGAAAAAGAAAAAGGTTTACTAATGGCTACATACCAAGGCAAGTCAGTTAAATTAAATTCACCTTCTAGAATAGGAAAAGGCGAACCAGGGTATGGTAGAAAAAAATCTAAAGTGTATGTCCAAAAGGGTGACAAAGTAGTTAAGGTAATGTTCGGTGACCCTAACATGGAAATACGAAAAGATAATCCTGAAGCTCGTAAGAGTTTTAGAGCAAGACATAAATGCGATACTGCGACTGACAAAACCACAGCAAGGTATTGGTCTTGCAAAGCATGGTAGTTTATGACAATAAATGACCAGGAACAGTTATCTAGTAACTTACCTAAGAAGTATCAACTAGCACCTAAAGCTAATCAGAAATGTAGTAACTGTAGTTTCTATGAACCTGCAGGATACTGTACACTATGGAAAGCAACAGTGCAATCATTTGCATGGTGCGCTAAATGGAAAGGTGTTGTAAATGGAAGCTAAAAAAGGTTTGTATCATAACATGAATAAAAGGAAAAGTGCAGGGACAAGTAGGTCTAAAAAGAACTCTACGATTAGTCCTAAAGCGTATGCCAACATGAAGGCAGGATTTCCTAAAAAAAAGAAAACTACTCGTAAGAAAAAGTAATTGACTATTGTAATCCCCTGTCCTAAGTGTGGAGAGGTGTTGTTACCGAAGGACGATATGAAGTGTAAGAATAAAGAATGTGATGGTTATGTCAGATAATAAATTTTGTTATGCTGCAGGTTGTCATAGACCTTTACCCCCTAAAGCTAGAAAGTATTGTTCTAAGCGTTGTTACAACAGAATCAATATGCAAAAGAAAAGAGCAAAAGCTAAAGGTGAAGTCTGGACGCAAGAAGATGACCAGTTAGTTATACCTAGCAAAAAAAATGTACAACAAAGAAGAGGTACAGTATATAAAGATATTGTAGAGTCTGGTTTAGCAGAAGAAATACTTAAAGGTAAAAATACTTTATCAGATGTGGCAAAGATATTAAAAACATCTGTTGCTGCAGTATCTATGGCGTACAACGCATACATTGAAGATTTAGAAAACGAAGCTGCAAAAGATACATGGGAGTTACCACAAGTTGCAGAAAAATCATTACAAGACTTTAGAAATTTTAGAGATAGATATTTTCAAACAGAAACAGGAGAACCATACGAAACTCCAGATTTTCATATTAAATGGATTAATTCTATTTTAGATGCTATAGAACATGGTGAACAACAAATGATATTGTCACCTCCACGACATGGTAAAACAGACTTACTTATACATTTTGCAGTGTGGCTTATTTGCACAAAACCTAACATTCGTATTTTGTGGGTTGGTGGTAACGAAGAGATTGCAAAGAACGCTATAGGTT